GGGGGTGACAAGGGAAGGCGCATTCAACTGCTGCTCTATATCTAGGAGTTGAGGTTGTTCCGGTACTTGAGGATCGCCTGGCAGAGGTACAGCAGAAATTTGTTGGGCTAAAAGACTCTGAGGTTTAGCTTCTTCGGCGGCGTCTTTTAAGAGTTGAACCATTTCGTCAAAACGATTTCCAATTTGTTTTTTTAACTTTGGATTTTTTGAAAAACTTTCAGCAGCTTCGAGGAATTTGCCTTCATTTATTAACCTAATAGTGCCTTTTTCAAATTGTTTTAAAAAACTCGTACCCTGGTTAAGTGTCCTATCTCTTAAAAATTCTTTAGCCGAAGGAGGTAAAGTTTCAAGCGTAGTAACAGTACCTTTGATATTTTCATCGTTTTCTTCTAAGACGTTTCTAAGAATTAAACTATCTTCTTCTTCAGTAAGTTTGTTCTGTCCTAAGAAAATCTCGCGGGACCGTTTCTTTCCTAGACGTTCTTCTAGTATTCGTAATACACCTGGAGTAATTCCAGTTCCAACCGTAGGAGTGAATCTCTTAGAGAACTTAGAAAATTCCTCTTCAGCGTTAGAAGCATCTGAATCGAAAAGATCTTGAATACGAACTTGTTCAGAAGTGAACTCTGCACGAGAGTTACTTTTGGATCTTTTAAGTGGGTCTATAATAGGAATAAAAGGATCTGTTCCAGGTATATTCGAACGCTCTCGTCTTTTCAAATTAGGAATTAGGTTTCCAAAATCTGTAGGTTGAGGATTATTTAACGAATCGAATTCTTGCTGTTCTGCTGGCGTAAGGGCCATTTAGGTTACTCCGGGATAATGTCGCCAGTGTTAAGATCAACTAATCTGCCGCTTTTAAGTCGGTGCGGTCTTGGAGCTGGCTGCTGCAGCGGTTGAGCCGGCTGAGCGCCTCCAAGAGTTTGAAGCCAACGTTGGGTTACTTCTTGAGCTTTTGCCGTTCTCTCTGGGCCTTCAGGTAATGCCTCTACTTCTGCAATCCCAGCTTTTACAGCTTGAGGTGAAAGGAGTGGAAGAGCTTTAGCAATTTCTTTTTTGCCGGTAGAGCCTAAAAGTCCTGCGTTAGCTCCTGCAAGCAAACTATCTACTAACTGCTCTCCTTTAGCTACTTCTTTAAGTTGATCTCTTTGCGCCTTATTTTGTGTTCCCTTTAAACGCTCGTTTGAGATCTCAACTTCCTGCTTTCTGAGGTCAGAACTCACTTTAAAATTTGCTGCCGTCATGTTGTTGCGGTTATCTGCTCGCTTGTTACGGCCTTGCTCTAAAAGGAGACCTAAAGCTTGAGTAGCCTGCTGCTTCTGAATTTGCTGGGCTTGCTTGCGCTCTTCAGGAGAACGAAACTCTCCAATGCCTGCCCTCTCAAAAGATCGACCAATAGAATTAGCTGCGATGTTAGGATCAGAGGCAAAAGAACCTAGTATATCAAAAATATCTGTAAACTTAAAACTTGAATCATCCTTATCAGCGCTTGCTTCTAGTTTCTGAATACTTTTTATGACGGCTTTACTCTTTTTAGGATCATTAATTACAGGAGAAGCTAGAATTTGCTGAACCTGCTCTTGCTCAGTTTCCTCTTGCGTTGGAGGTTGCGCCGCTTGCCCTTGCTGCGAGAGAAGTATCGCCGACTCTTCAGGAGTACGGAATATCCCGCCTTGTGTAATTCCTGGAGGAGGAAGTTGATCAGATGCCGGTCCTTGCACATCGCGAATACCTTGAAATTGAGGGTCTTGCTGAACAGGGTTAACCGTTGCTCCAACTATATCCGCTAAACTGTCTGGTAAAAATCCGTGTGCCATTTAAATACCTCCTGCAAAAATTCTAGGATCAGCGAAGTTACCTTCTCCAAATTGAATTAATTTGTTACCCGGACGAAGAGTTGTACTTCCAGTAAAAGCTTGTTGGTTTTGGTTGAACCCTGCTCCGACGCGACCTGCTACGTCTCCTAGACGCCCTAAGAAGCTTGAATCATCTCTTTCGGTAGTTGTTTTTCCTGCTGTAAGCGCTGCCGTTCTCTGCTGAGATCTTAAACTTTCTCCTAATCCTGCAACTCCTACACCTCTAAGGCCTAGAATGTTTCCAAGAGATTGCTCCGTAGCCTGTTGGCGACCTAACTGATCTCTGAAGGCTCCAAACGTTTGCTGGTTAGTAGCAAGATCAGCTCTTAAGGCCCCCTGTCTACCTAAAATTCCTGAAAGGGCTGAACCCGCTCCAAACTGAGAGGCTAAAGAAGCTTGCCTAGCCGACTGAAGGCGCCGGTTCCGGTCTACGTTCTGAGAGATCAGGGATTGAGAGGCAGGGTCTAACTCACCTCGCTGAATAAAGCCTAAACCTGCTTGAGCCTGGTTTGCTGCTTCTATAGATCGCCGGTTAAGGTCTCCGGTCGCGCCTACAAACGCATCTTTTCTACGCCCAATAAATTGAGCTTGCTGAGGGCTAATAAATCCCTGCTGAGTTTGCGCAGATTCTCCGCCTCCTCCTAAAGCACCTGCGACGGCGCCGACTCCTGATAATATTGCTCCAACTGGCATAATGTCACTCTCCTAGAGTTTTAACAAAAGTTTCTACGTTTTTTAACGTTGAGGTATACCCTAATTCGCGGTACCTCTCGGCTAAGGCAGGTTTGGCTGCCATACAAAAGAGTTTGCGGTAGCCTTTTTCAAGCGCCCACTCCTCTAAAAATTTTTGAAGCCAGGCAATGGCGGCTTTTCTAGCCCCTTCGCCCGGCATTTTGGGGTTAGCTATCAGGTTATCTACCCAGGCTACCTCTGTAGAGTTGGTCAAGTAAACGGTAACAGCGATCCAGGGTTTCCCTTTAGCTTCCAGTATAAAAGTGCTCTCTTCTGGCATCATTTCACGCGTTGGCGGCTGCTCCTCTGCTGCTTCCCACCAAGAGGCGATAACGCCATAATGGTCTTTCTCTTTGTAGTTGATAATCTTTAACAAAACACTCCCCCGAGGTTTCTAAGTTTTTATAATAAAGTTAACAGTCAAAAGTGGGTTAACAATGCCAAAAGGATCTCCTGAACCTGTAGAGTCTGTATCTGTTCCTGCAGTACTTGTATTTCCTAAAGTAGGAGAAAGTGAGAGGGCTTTAATCATTTGATAACTCTGTTCTTGGGGTAGTTGAACAAATTCTGCCGTAACATTACCATCGCTAGTTCTAAGTGAAGTAGGGGTTCCACTTTCAGTCTCATCCGTAAACATTTTATGAGTATGCGAACCAATACCATGTACGTGGTCTTTTAAGTTGGCTTCGGTTAACGTTTGTGTTTCAGTTCCCGAAGCATCTGCCAAAGCTCTAGCTGTTCTAGCTCCATCTACGCCGTTTGGAGTACTAGCATCGTTAAGACCTATCGGCATTTGAGCACGAAAGTCCGGAAGAGTAAATGTTGTTGCAGTTTCAGGACCGTAAGTATCTGTGATCAGAAGATGAAGATCGGGGTAAGTAGCCTTTAGAACAACTTGGCCGTCACAGATAAGCCAACCTGAAGGTTCCGTATTTAAGACCCACATTTGAATAACGCCCGTAAAGTTCAACTGCTCTCTAACAAGTACGTCTAATTGAGGTTCTTCAATAGAGTCGTCTACTATGTTAGAACCTTCAAGATTCTTACCTACAACGAAGGTACGAATCTCGTCAAGGTCGTCTCGAACGTCTCTACCAACTGCCGGTTGGCCGCCGGTGTAGCTGGCCGTAGGCGTGGGATAAGTAAATGTAGCCACTGTCGCTCCTTAAGAATTTTTAGTCATAGAACTAAAATAGATATGTATCGTAGCCCCGTCGTTAGGTGCTGAGATAGAGGTTCTAGAGGTACTGAGAGCAATGTCTAAGCCTGCTGGAAAAAAGTGCATGGCGTAATCTTGCGCGTCTCTTCCAAACTTAGAGTTATTCTCAGCAGAATACGAAGCTTTGATTGCAGACGAAGTTCCGTCAATAAGAAGAAGAAACAAAGGATCATCCTTAGGTTCTTCAATTAAAAATCCGTACACAGAGCCTTTAGCACCTGTTGAGAAAATTTCAACAGCACCTGCAGGGCTCGTAAACTGCTTGTGCTTGATTGCGTCTTTTGATCGACTCATTTTTTTACTTCCTTTGTTAGCTTATTTTACTAGAGCCAACTTAAATTTGCCGGCCGTTCTAGGGCTGACGGTTATCTTCGTTTTTTCTAACCCACCAAAAGGAACAAATACGTCCCCTTCAATTAAAATCCAAAAACTAGGCACTTGGCCGAGGTCGTGGTTAAACTTTAAATCTGCTGAAGTCAATTCTCCTGTTATAATTCTCGTTTTCATATTATCTAAAGAGATGTTATTTGTGACATTCTGAATATCTCGACTGATCTCTTTTAACTCTAGATCATCTGTATCTCGACGTCTGAACTTCACTACTACTTCCTCTTATATATTGAAGCTACGGAACCCCAGGAGATTAAAGTAATGGGAGCATCTGCTTCAATTTGTCTAAATACTACTTGTAAAAACTGAGCTTTACGGTGAGCATCGAATGTAACGATTGCAACTTGTTGTCCTGCCCAACTCAAACTTTGAAAATTATCTAGATCTGAATCTGTATTAGCCCAATTAAATATTTCTGGAGACGTAGTTTCCCAAAGACCTCCTGCAACTGGTAGAAAACATTCAAAACAACCTTCGTCTTTAGGAACAAAATCTAAACGGTAGCATACTTCTAGGTTATATTGTCTATTCTCTGATTTGCCAAGAATTTCGATATCTTTAAATAGTTTTTCTACCATCGGTTGACCATGATGGTAACCTCTAGAAACTACTTCAAAGAAAATGCCGTTAAGATCATCTGCTTCCGTAGTATTCATTTTATAGTACTGGCCTTCTGCTCGACTGTCTCCAAAGTAGACTTCTAGACTTCCAGTTAAAATATCCTGAATAGTAAAAAAGGTTCCTACGTTTAAGCCGGGGTGCGTTGCCGTATTTATCCCAGGACCATATACTGTCCAGCGAAACTCAGGATATTGCTGGTAATCTCCTACTAACTGAAACGAAGGTTCTGAATCTGGCGTTCCTGAGGCCTCAAAGCCGGATATAAGGATTCGTTTATTCTTGGTATCGTTAATAAATGAAATCCTGTTAATCTCATCTTCTCCGAAACCCATGTTTCTGACAGTATCTTGAATCCTGTTTCCAATTGGACGAACTGTGATACCGTTAGTCGCATAAACATTGTCTCTACCTAAAAAAATATATTCGTCGTTAACTTGACCGCCCCCGAAATGGGAAATAGCGCCTGTAACATCTGTGATCTCGCGGTAGATGTACTGTACCGGATCTACTGACTCGTTAACTCCTGCTAATCCTACGGGTTCTAAGAAACCAATTGAACGTTGTTTAAGAGCGATAACTCGATCTTTAATCTGCCCTAAACCTACTAAAGGATCAGTTGAACCTGCTCTAGATTCGGTCTCAACTAAACCGTTAATTTGAAAGGATTCAGGCATAGGACCACTTTGCCCAATCTTAGAAAATCTAATTTTATTAGTACCTGTAACAACAAAAATACGGTTATCCGCTACGATGGCAAACTTAGCAGAATCAGTAAGAACTCCAATTTTGCTGTTATCAAACTCTAAGAGTCGGTTGTTAAAAGCTACTCCGAGTTCGTCGTCTGGGATAATAGAGTCAAACGTGGTATCGAGGATGTCTGTTTCTCCTTCGAGGATGAGAGTTGTTCCTGACGCGACCGTTCTATATATTCTAATTTTATCTGCCGTAACTGGGTCTCCAGGAGTAATTCCGACTCTGACTCCCCCGCTAGGAGCGAGAACGCCCTTAAGATTTGGAGAGGGAGAACTTTCGGCGTCGGTCTCCGAGTTAAAGTAAGTATATACATAAATATAGACATCAGTAGCTCCGGTATTTAGACCTTCGACAATTACCAAATCTGCGTCTTTAGTAGGTGCTACGATTGGTTCAGTAATTCCAACTTGCCGAACGTCAAATCCCTCATCAAAAACAAAGGGCGAGTTCGTGTCGTCGCCGTTAAAAAAGAACAGCCGGTCCTCAAATTGAATCAAAGATGCGCGATCTACGGTAGAAAGACCAGTCTGAATGTTAATAGCCGTGCCGCTCGTAAGATCAGCTAACTCCCCTGCATCGTTAAAAAGTACTATTTTACTATCCAGGTCAGATTCTTTAAACTCGATTCCACCAATAATTTTGTTGTCATTCCAGGTTGAGGATAATTGAGCCTTGTACCCCTTCCGTTTAGAGTAGCCGGCCGTAAGACTCATATTGGCATTTCTAGCAGCACGAACATAACCCTCTTCAGTATTTCCAGGCTCTGAGGTAGAGTCTATGCCCTTACTTCCCCCGTATTCCAGAACTCTAGATTCGTTAATAATTGCCACTAGCTAGTAATTCCTTCCGAAGTATTTTTCTAACGTAATAAATCCTATGTTTAACTCATCTCCTGACCGTCTAAGGTCATCTTGGATATCTAAGCGAACTAAGGTTTGAGCTTCTCCCCGCTTAACTTGAGCGCGGTCGTCGTTCTCTCTATCTAAAGCTAAGGCTATAACATACTCAACAAAGCCTTCTTGGTACTTGTAGGGAATCTCTGGAAAGACGGCATCAAATGCCGTGGGGTTTGTTCCTACGTTCCAAAGAGCGGAGGCATCTTCAAACGCCGTGGTATCAACCTTGCCGTCTATCTTGACTTCGCCGGTCTCAAAGAGTTCAGGGCCTAAGACAATTCTGGCGTCTCCAATTTCAGCCCAGTTCTCAGGACCGTTAGCAGGAGCCCCCGCAGAGTTGTAAAAACTTTGCTTATCGCGCAAGCGCGTAATGTCCATCTTAATAACCTGTTGGTTCAGGTCTTCAGAGTAAATCTTAGAGACGTTGTCTGTAGACATCTTAAAGCCGATGTTGGCTTCGTTAAGTTCGTATTCGTTAGTTCCTTCAGTGATGGTAAGGTTTAGGTTATACTTAAAGAGAAAGGACCAATCGTGCATTTTAACGTAGCGCTGAATAGCGAAAGGTAAAGATTTAGCTACATAGTCTCTAAACTCGTCAGACTTATTACCGACAAAAGCTACTACGCGGTCTATGATTTCTGTGCCGTCATATCCCAAGTCTGCGTCTATCGCCACGATGTACCTCTTAATTCTTTCTTTAGAGCAGCTTCTTTGCCGCTGTAATTTAATCTGTCCCAGTCGAACTCGCCGATGCTAGAACCAAAAACTTTTTTAGCTGCCGCCCAAGAGAAAGCCCCTTTAGCTACGCAGTCTTTAACTACAGATCTCCAGCCTTTTCTTGCAATGTGGCTGCCGTTTTCCGTCAGGTGTTCAAACTCTGGAACTTCAGGCCAAGGAACGTTAGAAAGTACTTGATCTACGTTACCTGCTGCAGCTTCTCGAAGCCGGCCTGCTCCTTTTGTTAGAAGAGCACCTTTAACGCTAACTTCTCGCCGCTTCTTAATCCAAATCCCGGCTAGACCTATTCCTTCGTACTCCATGCCGTTGTTAACAAGGTAGATTCGAGGGTTGCACCGCTGTAACTTTCCTATAAAAGTATCTGTAAACACTTAGACTCCCCTTCTGGGCGCTTAAGTAAACGCACAGAAAGCGAGAGGGGAGAATTAACTCCCCTCCAAATGCTTAACTGCCTGATGCCGCTTGAAGGCGGATCGAACGCTTAGAACCGGACTCTAAGTATTTGGTTGCGTACCAAAACTTATAACCGACTTTCTGACGTTGGCTTAAGGGATCGCTGTCCGAGGGCTCTCTTCGAGTTCTCATGACGCGGATTCCTCTGTTTTTAATGTCTACAACACCGAATGGCTCGAAAGCGAAAACGAAGTTGTCCTTGATGCTCACTGCAGACATATTGTCGTTATCTTCCATCAAGTCAGACACCATAAAACGAAGTCCGTAGAGTTCGCCTAAGCTGCCTTTTTCGATTTTGCGCTGTCCTTTATCTGTATGCTGCATGATGGTCGAAAACGCGACGTTGTCGGCTTCGATAAGCAGGTCATAGAGGGCTGCACGGTGAAGAACCACGGTATACAATCCGTCGCGGTGAGGTTTCAGATTATCTTGGGCTTGCTGGTTAGAAGCTGATAGACAATCTTCAATTGTCAAAGTATCAGAATCTCCGAGAGCGTCTGCGTCAGCTGCTCCACCTTGAAACTGCTCTGCAGATTCGGTGACAAGCTCGTTAATTACCAAGGTTTCGATAGTCTTAGAAGCAGCATCGCCGAGAATGTCGGCTGCTTGCTTTAAGTTGTCAAATGCTGAGATGTCTTCTAATTCGTCAGACACACAAGCATACTGACCATACTGAGAGGCAGTAACCGACACGTCAGACGTGTTAATCGCTGTCTCAGCTGGAGTGGTTGCTTCGACTAGAGGTGTGATGTTAGGATTGACACTTGCGTATCGTACCCATCGCACGTTCTTTGATTCTTTTCCAGGGATGTTTTCCATCCGACCTTGTTTAGCAACAGCAAGTTCGGGTTCAGCCCGGTCAAGAACTCGTCTCGATAGCCACTCAGCGATAATAGTTTCACTATTAACTGTGGTATCCATTGATTTGTTTCTTTCTATTTGAGAAAAACGTACTTAGTAGGAACTTACCTACCTTGTTTAACAAAAGCAGCTTTAGCTAGTTGCTCTAGGTCGTTTAGAGATGTCTCGTTCGAAGGTGCCGTAGTATTTTGACCGGAAGAACTTCCGCTTACTGTTTGTGCGTCTCGTTTTTCTTGAAGATCGACTTCTTTTTTAGAAGCTACTTCTATTTGGCTTTGCTGAATATAGTAGTCTACGCTCATACCTTTTGAGATCATGTCGCAAATTTGAACAAAATCTGCAGATTTCACGTACTCTGGTTTAACGTAGGATTGTAAGGCTCCAGCGATCCTATCAACGTCAGTCTGTCGTCTTTTAAAGTCATCGTTGTCAAGAAGTCCATTATAATAGGTTTGCGCCTCTCGTGTCTGTCTGTCTAACTTATCTTGTTCAGCCCTTTGAGATACATTGTCCAATTTTTGGTCAACGTAATCCATTACGGCTTTTGCAGGGTCAGCTTCCAGCGTTTGTTTGAAAGACTCTTCTTGGTCTTGACTTTTTTGAGTGTTAAGCTGGGATTCAAGCGAGTCTAATTTCGCTCTAAATTTATCCGCTTCACTCTTTTCGTACGACTTCTCACTACCTAACTTGCCGATATAAGAGTCCTGATCCTGGGCTATTCTTAGAACTTCTTCTAAAGTTTTGCCATGATATTTTTCAGGGACTTTACTTTCGGGGGCCGGAGTAGTTTCTGCCGCTTTGGGCGGCTCCGGTTCTCCGTCTTTAGCAGGGATCTCTTGCTTGCTTGCAAGTTCTTCCTGCGATTTAACAGGTTCGGTCTCTTTAGACTCTTCCTGCTCAGGGGCCTCAGTATTCTCTACCTCTGCTTGTAACTCTGGGATCGGTAAGTTGCTGAATGCAGCTTGTGCCCGCTCTTCGAGTTGTTTAGGGGTTAGATCTTCGGTTTTCCCGTCTTGGTTGCTCATCGGTTTCTCCTTAAGGGCCAACTTAATCCTCGTCTTGAGGGTCAGGTCGGTTATCCATTGCTAGTCTCCCTTCCAGGATATAGCGGTTTATAAAACCTTCGATATTTTCGTAAATCTTTGCGCCGGCTTGAAGCCTGGCTATTTGCCCGTAGTCTTGAGGATCTGTTTCTCTCAAATTTGCGATGCAATCTTTAATACCTTTGTCGATGTCTTCTTTAAGAAGTTTCCAGCCAGCTGAATTTAAAAGTTCCTCTGCTTGCCTAGCCTTCTCGAAGACTACAGCGTTTTCATCTTGTTCAAATGGGTCCCCACTTGGCTGGTAGTCTTGCGTTACCCCGTTCTTCGGGTTGTACATCCCAATTGATTCCCCCTCGTACAGTCTTGACGTTTTTTCTTCGTCTCTACTCATCTCTCCCCCTGTTTATTCGTTTGGTTGCGGAGCGTTTCTACCTATCTCTGCGTTAATTGCTTGCTCGCTAGCTACCTGTTTGTCTCTTAAAGCTTGCTGCTCTTCTGGAGAGTTAACAAACTTAGGGAAACTAGTCTTAAAAAACCGTCTTAAAAGT